CACCAGAATGTAACCATTATATCAAATTACATTGATAAATGAGGCAATCTTAAAAGGGAGGACTCGGAAAATTTTCTTCCGTTTCCTCATCATTGTTTTCTTCCATTTCACCATTTTCATTCATTATCATGGTTACTTGGTCTTGGTCAATTGAGATACCACTATCAACCTTGGTATAAAGGTCAATAAATGATATTTTAGTTTCATCATCAAATCTATTTAAACAATATGATAAAGCTTTTGTTTTATCACCAAAGATGCTATATGTTTCTATAATTTGAACCAATCTTCTGGTTGAAACAACTTCATCACAACCACCTTCTGCAAAAGTTTTTCTAATTGCATCAGCCCATGTTACAAGTTTATCGGCAAAATCTTCATCATTAATTCCAGATTTGTTTAATTCGCCATTGATAATCTTTTTTTCTGTAGCGGATGGTGGCCAATCTTGTTCGTAAGTATTTCTAAATCTTTCTAAGAATGCTTCATTAAGAACATTCGTAAACATATAACGGCCATCCTCAGAACCTTTGCCTTTGGTGTTAGCTGTGGCAAAGATAGTGAAACCCGGAGATGGGGTTACCATTTCGCCTTTTTTCTTCAGCATAAATGGTTTGCCCTCTAACACCCTTTGAAGACAACTTAGGTTCTGAGCGCCGTAATCAATTTCATCAATACATAATACCGCACCTTCTCGTGCAGCTGTTGTTACAGGACCGTCTCTCCATTCCATCTGACCATCAATAAGCACATAATTGCCTAGTAGGTCTGATTCATCGGTCTCTGGTGTCATTGACACAATAACAAATTTTCTTTTGAGTTTAGCACAAGCCTGTTCGATAGACATCGTTTTACCATTACCTGAATGTCCTGAAACAAAAACTGGGAAAAACTTACCCGATTTAACAATTGCAACAATATCATTAAAGTTACCAAACGGAACATAATTATCATAAACATCAGGAACTAAATTTGTTATTGAAAGTTCTGTTGTAACATTTGCAATTCGGTTACCTGATGTTTCAACTGTTGGTGTTTTCATTGGAATAATTTTTGCAAATACAGGTTTGATTGTTGGTTTAATTGAAACCGCTGCTTGTAAAGCAATCGAAACATCGGTTGGAACTTTATAAAGCCCTCGTGTCAATTTATTATCTGGTTTTTTGGTAAACCAACCAAAACTTTTAAGACCAATTTCTTTACCAATTTTATTCAGTTCAGTTCGACTGATTGAATCTTTTTTGGTTTCTATAAGTTTTTCTAAAAAAACTTTTCTTATATTTTTCAAATTAGACATGATATATTCTCCTTATTTCACTATCTTATGTGTCCATCCTAACACAATTTTTGGCAAAAGTCAAGCATTAAGCCGCTATTTTTTCAATAAATTTACTAACTAAAACTCTGTTAATTTGTTTAGTTTTGTTTACTTTCATAAATGCGTTTTTAAGTTTATTTGCTGTAATTTTACCATCGACTTCTATTTGAGCGTCATTTACGGTTAAATCTTTGCCGCCTAGAATCAAATAGAAATCATCATAGGTTGGTTTTTTAGAAATTAATAGTTTTTCTTTTCTAAAAATTCGTTGTATTTCTTTATATTGTTCCCATTTTTCTATTGTCTTATTATTTTTATCATAATATTGCCTTTGAATAGCATCTCTAACATTTTTGCCTGATGGTTCAACAATATAAAATCCTATAATTTTTGAACCTGTATATTTTTTATACCATTCAACGACAGCCCTAAATGTACAATCCCAATTGTTATTATATTTTAGTTCAAAATTAATTTTTTTGTCTTTAATAATAAAGTTTTCATTAGCTCCTGTCATGTTTGCTGGATAAAACATTTGTTTATTTTCTTCACCTCTTTTTGGCCAAGGATTAAAACCAAATGTCCAGTATGTTGATATATTATCAGAATCACCATCATGAACAACCACTAAATTAACAATATCAATGTTTTTCTTTTTTTTGAAAGCATTAGTATAATCACCAAGAGCATAGATAGCCTGAGTTAATGGTGTATTTGTTAATCTTTCAAAAGATGGAACACGAACATTATCTTCTTCATATGTTCTCCAATTTCTTCTATTAGACCAAGCGTGTTTAAGCAAAATCATATTTTTTACTGAGTGTGTATATTCTGTATTATTCATATCAGAATTTAAATATTCTCTTAACTGGACCAATCCAAATTTAAGATTGTTTTCTTTTTTCTCAAAACACAAATCACTTTCTACCATTTCATAATTAGTTTTTTTTCTATCTTCAGCCCAAACAGACTCGTCATTGCTGAATGTCATCACTGAAAAGGGAATATTTACTTTTCTACAAAAACCTGCAAGAATTAATATTTGTTCAATTGAACCAGGCAAGTTATCATACATTGAACCAGAATAGTCAAGTAACAAAATAAGTCCGTGTGATTTGCCTTTTGGAAAAATCATTGCTTTCTTAAAGATGTTATCATCAAACTTATAACTAGCTAATTTATTAATGTCTAAATCACCAGTATTGGAAACTTTTTTCTTAGAAAAAACTTTTGCAGCTTTTTTCATTTCAAATTCTTTAGCAAGTAATGATATATACTTGTCATTTTTTCTTTTGAATTCGCTATAATATTTTTCAACACTTTCTTTTGTAAACCATGTTTCCTCAATCTGTTTATTAAAATCTTCGGTTAACATCTCTTGCACTCTTTTAGCTGGTGTAAATATGTTATTAAAATTTATTTTTGGTAAATTAAGATATCGATAAGGTTTACATTCTTCATCAATTAGTTTGCTTTCATTATTTCTATAATTTTCGTCTGTTTGGCAATTAGGTGCGAATTCTTGGTCAAAAATATCAGACCTATCTTCTTTGTTTCGATTTATACCATAACCTTCTTCATCACCTTCTTTACTGCTACTGTTTGAACTTGAAGGAGTATCTTCACCTTCATCTCCATCTTCACCTTTATCTTCATCTTCATCTTCATTACTATCACCATCAGGTTCAATGGTATTTTCATTTAAATCCAAATCCAAATCATCCATGTAAGATTCATCATCAGATTCACCAAAATTGTAATCATATGAATCAAGTTCACTTTCATAATCCAATTGTTCAATTTTTGAATAATTATAAATTTCATCAGCCACATCAACAACATCTTGCCAAGTTTCTGCTGATTTTACTTTTTCTAACATTTTATATTCATCAGCGTTAAAATCAACAAGAGCGGTGTATTGTGATTTTGTAAAAATATTTAATCTATCGATGAAAGGAAAACTGTTGATTTTTCGTTTACCAATTCCAAAGAAGTCTTCATTCATTAATTTTGCATAAGCTTTTTTGAATGATAACTTTAGACCTGGATATTTTCTTTGAATTCTTTTTTCGATACGAGCATCTTCAATTACATTTAAAAAGTTTTTGTAATTTTTGCCTTTTGATTTATCAACAACAGCATCGTGCCACCCTTCTTCTGGTGTAAACAATGCGTGACCAACTTCGTGACCACACAATAAGTCATATATAAAACCTTGCATATCTGTCCAAATTGGAAGATATAACACGCGATTTTTTACATCAAATTTTGCTGTTGATATTTTTTGGTGTTCTATTTGAAGATTCTCAGTTGCCATTAATCTAGCAAGTTGAGATTTTGATTCTTTTAAAAAATTCTCGTCCATTTTTTCTCTTTTTTTCACTATCATATGGATAGGATATACTAAAAATGAGCATTTGTCAAGCCCTTTTTAGTATTTTTTTGGAATTTTTAACTAAGAATTTGGAGCGGAGTGTCAGATTTGCACTGACCTTCTAATCGGGGAGACTAGAATGTTCTACAACCCTCCGCAGATTTATTAATCTATGTTGTCCATTATACATATATTTTATTAAAAGTCAAGCATTAATTTCATTATTACCGACCAACTTGGACCAGATACTTTTCTTTTGTTTGGTCCCAAGACAATACAGTTAAATCATCATAGAACAAAGTCTCATTGGAGACTCTTCCTTGTTCTTTTAGACTGGTTATCCTTTTGGTTGCATACTTTTCTTTCCATATATTTACAAGGGATTCTGTTGATGTATCAAAAGATTTTTGTAATTTTTCTTTACCTATTTCGCCTCTTAAAAATTCAGCTGTATTGTCATACAATGGCGAAAAGTAAATGCCTCTTGCGTGTTCTGAACGAATTAAAGATTTATCTATTTTCATGTGTGAATAAGCAAATTGTAATGACCTATTCTTGTGGTCTCGTTTATGTGGCTGGCCGCTAGGTTTTTTAGCCACATACCAATCAAAATATTTTCTTGTGTGGTTTTTCATAATCCATTGATTAATTAGTTTTCTTGTTGGTCGAGTTGGCTCAAACGCAACCGAACCCGCTGTGAAACCCATTTTCTTCCAATGTGTCAATCTATCATATTGTGATAGACCACCAATCTTTGTTTTACCGTACAATGATGTTGTGGTTACACCAACAAGTTTATCACCATACAATTTTTCCCACATTTGTTGTATTTTATCATCTAAACAAAGTAGTGCTAATAATTTACCGCCAGTGTAATTATAACCTAAAGGTTGGAGAGGAACAATTGTGGATCCAATTGCTGTATGATTAATCATTGATCCTTGCGTTTTAAGTTCTCTACTCCAACCGATAAAGTTATCTCTTGGTGTTAAGTCTAAGAAGTCTGAGGAAATACAAATAACACCAAGATATTGTTTAGTCGGTTTATCTTTTACTATAAAATTAAGATTACGACCAATGTTTGAATTGTTTTTCATTGTTGATGAGAATGTTCGTATTACATTCCAAAGTTCAGGCAAATCATCTTGTTTGTTTGCGTAGATAAGTTCTGGTTCTAATTTTGCATAATCATCTAAGTCTTTTGGATTCCAAACATTTGTGGTCACTTCTTGTATAGCTCGTCTTTGTTTTTCATCAGCTAATACTTTTCTTTCACCTTCCCATAAATCATTTACTGTTACAAATGGATAACGCTCTTGCACTTCACACCACTTTTGATATAGTGTATATTCTTTTACATCCATAACAGAAACAAATTCTAGGTCTTTAATTGTTTTTTGTTTTACATCTTCAAAGTCAATTTCAGGCATTTCAGCCACAGGATTAGCTTCTGACCATTTTTGCCATTGAACTTCTACATCATCTTTTGGATCCCAAGAGTAACTCATTATTTTTTTTGTCTCTTTATTGTTTTAATCATCTTTTGTTGTTTTTGTTTTGCTAGTTTCAAAGCGAGTGGTCCAACATGTTGTATGAATTTGATACCGTTCATGTGGTCAAATTCGTGTAAAAAACATCTAGCCGTAACACCCGTTAAACTTTCTTTTTTTACTTCTCCGTTTTCTGTGGTATATTCAACATCAATTTCACTTGACCTTATTATTTTAAGATATAAACCGGGAAAAGAGAGGCAACCTTCTGGTTCTTTAACATGGTTTGCCGAGCTTGTTATTATTTTTGGGTTTATACAAACCATTTGATAATCATCAGTACCAATAACAAACACTCGTTCAAATATGCCACACTGATTAGCAGATAGACCTATGCCACCAAATTTTCTCATTGTCATTTTCAATCTAGTTACCAAATTTGACATATTTGTATTAGGAAGAACACCTTTATATTCAGGTATTTCTTTTGATAACATTGGATGATTATCATCGTATAACGGTAACGGTTCTAATTTAACCGGTTGTGTTTCTTCTGATTCTGTGTTTATGATAAAAGTGTTGTCGTCACTCATTGTACAATCCTTGAAAAGTTTTTAATTTTCTCAAATTTAATTACTGATTCAAATTTATCTTGCAATATATCGCCTTTGTGTGATATGACAAAAATGTTTACATCGTCTAATGAATGTAGTATTTTAATCAACTCATCAACACCTGTTGCATCTAATGACGAATCAAAAGTTTCATCAAGTATTAATAAATTGGTGTTTGTTGAGTTCTTTAGTCTTGCTACAGCTCGCCAAGTAAGCATCAATGCCATATCAATTCTTTGTTTTTCGCCTTGAGAAAAATTATTGTAACTAAAGTCATCTCTAAATCTAGATTTAATTGATTCTTTAAATGTTTCATCTAACGTAAAGTTTACAAAAAAATCTAGTTTAGCCAAATTATTATTTACTAAACGATTAATCACAGGAAGATATTGTTTAATAATCTTTGTTTTTATTCCTGTGTCTTTAAGTAATGCACTTGCTACTTCATAATATGTTTTTTCTTCAAGCAAATCTTTAAATTCTTTTTCTTTAGTTTGAATTTCAAATTTTAAATCATTAAGTTTTTGTTCTTCAGCCTCAGATGTTGATTTTGTATTTTGTAATTCTTCAATGTCTTTTTTAATTCTACTAATATATTTGTTTATTTCAGTAATTGATGTTGAATTTGTGGCAATCTTTATTTGTAATTTCTGTATTTCTTTTTGTTTTTCAGAAATGACATTTAATTTGTTTTGTTCTTCAATAACCTTTTTATCAAGTTCAGTTAAACCATGACTACATTCATTTATTTTTTCTTTAAGTGTATTAATTTGTCCTTCTTTAAACGTGTATTCTATTGTTTGTCGGCATGTTGGACAATTATCATTATGTTCAAAAAAGTCAACATCAGTTTTATACTTTGATAAATTGGTTTCAATTTGAGCCTCAAGTTGATTAAATTTCTTTACACGGGTTTCTGTTTCGATTCGGTTTTCAACAACCGTCTGAAGCGCTGATACTTGTGATCCAATTGTCTCAATTTCTTTAGTGAGATTTGATATATTAATTTCGTTGGTAGAAATATCGGTTTCATATTGTTTTATCTTTTCTTCATTGTTTTGTTTTTGTTCTTTGTATCTTTTTTCTTCAAAAACATATTGTTGTTGTTTAAGTTGAATGTTGTGGCGCTTATCATCAACCAACTCTTTGTTTGTCGAAAGCCTATCTTTTGTTAATTTGTTCATAACAGAAAATATTTGAATATCTAATAAGTCTTCAATAATCTCCCGTCTATCTTTATTTGATAATTGCATGAACGGTGTAAATGAAGCTGAACCTAATACAACAATTTGTGTAAAAGATTTATAATTCATTTTCAATACAAACTTTTCTAATTGTTCTTGATAATCTCGAACAGCTGCATCTTGGTCAAGCATTTCACCATCTACATATATTTCAAACTTATTTGGTTTAATGCCTCGAATAACTTTATATGATTTGTTGTTTGTATCAAATTCAATTTCAATTTCACAATTTTTACCATTGATTGAATTTGTTAGGTTTGCTTTTGGAATATTACGAAATGGTTTGCCAAATAAACCAAAACATAAGGCGTCAAGTAAAGTTGATTTACCTGAACCATTCACACCAACAATTAATGTTTTGTCGGTTTTATCTAAATCTACCTCAGAAAAATAATTGCCAGTTGAAAGTAGATTTTTCCATCTGACCTTGCGAAATATAATCAATCAGTTTCTTCCGTATGTAATGCTTCAACATATAACTCACGCATAATTGTTTTTAATTTTTCATTATCAACATTAAGTGTAAGGCTATCAATATATTTGGACAATATTGTCATTGTGTCTTCTGCTTGATTGATGATATCCGCTTCATTTTCAATTATATCATCATTATGGTCTTCAACAATAGCTATATCCGCTGCGCCAATTTTATATAAATTATCAGTTAAATAATCAAACAAATATGGATTTTGTTTATGTAATACCACAACTTTTACATAATTGTCTTTATATTTTTCAAAATCAAAGTTCTTATAATCATCAAGTGATTTATCTCTATCATCATAATTTATCTTATGAAAAATCTCATACGGGTTTTTTATAAACTCAAGTTTTCTTGTGTCTGTATCAAATATGTGGAATCCTCGTGAATCTTTCCAATCCGCCCATGTCATTTGAGTTGGTGTACCAACATAAAAAATATGGCCATTATCTGATTTATGGTGAAAGTGACCAGATAGTACAATATCATATTTGTCTAAAATGGTTTTGTCAATACCCGTTTGTGAAATGTTGCCCTTGTCCATTTCAAAACCTTGAATCTCAAAATGACCAAAACATATTTGTGACCGGCTTTGTTTTATCTTTTCAAGAATTTCATTTTCATTTTCATCACAAAGCCAAGGAACAATATCTATTGATACTCCATCAAATTCTTTTGTTGTAAATTCATCATAAATTGTAAATTCTTTATATTCGTTTAATAATAATTGTGACGAGTTTACTTCTAGTGTGTTTCGATAGGTAATATCATGATTGCCTAGCATCGAATAAAATGTAATATTGTTTTTTTGTATCTTGTCAAAAAAATATTTTCGGCAAAGATATAGTGAATTAAAGTTTATAAATTTTCGGCGGTCAAACAAATCCCCCATTTGAAAAATGGTGTCAATGTTATTTTCTTTTAGATATGGAAAAAAGATATTGTTATAAAATTTTTCAATATATTTATGGAAGATAATAGAATCTCCACGCATGCCAAAATGGCAATCACCTAATATAGCAAGTTTCATATTATAATTTTTTTGATAGTTTTTCTATTTTATCTTTTAATTGGAGTTTCTCTATTTTCATTTTGTTCAAATTTGCATCAGCAAGATATTTTGAATATCCTTTTTTAATTTGTTCATCAAGGTCTTTGTGTCTTATTTTTAAAGCTTCTAGTTGGTTTTCGTTCATTAAAAAGATTCCTTAAAAACTGGTATATGTTTACATTCTTTAATATAGTTTGGATCATTAACATCACATTTTACAAATAATCCAGAACATGACCACATCATAACACATGTTAATAATATAAGAGGCAATTGTTTATTCATCTAAAAACTTATCCACCCCTTTTACCTTTAATTCTTTTTTCTTTTTCTTTGATTCTTCAAAATTATGAATAAACTCAGATATGTTATCATACAATTCAAATTGTCTTGTGTTTCCGTCACCGTCCTCAAGCAATTCATATTCATCTAATATACCAATTTGCTCTGTAGCTTTATATTTTACATACAATTGCTTTTTCTCTCGTGTAATTCTACGAAGAAAAGCATAGTAAATAATTTGTGTAAAATATGCAAACGGATTTTTAGATTTTTCTGGATTAAAATTGCGAAAGTACATCATGCAATTTTCAATACCATCAGCAATCATTTCATCTCTAAATGAATATGATGCAAAGTTTGGTTTGCGTGAAAGGTGTTCTGCAATTTTTAAAAAACATTCACCGACATAATTTGGAACTTGTGGTTGAATCTTTTTTTGTTTATCAGCTTCATCACAGTTCTTTTTATACTCAATCAATGCTTTTAGGAAATCTGCATTATTTACATAGTGTTTTTCTTTTTTTGCCATTATATACCTTCTCTCATGTTTGCCTGGTTTAGGCCTTGACATTCTCTCATTTATAGTTTAGAATATTAGTGTTGCTGATGAGGTAGGACCTCCTGGATCCTATCCAACAATAACAACACACGTTTTCTATAATCAAATCCTAACATTGATGCCTTTTGTCCTTTATCATAAGGAGGGCATCTATTCTCCAAATAGTATTGTTCAGCGGTTAAATCTATTATGTTTGAATTCTTATCTATACACCACCAGTGCCATATACCCTCATCATCTAATGCTCGCTGAAGTTTGAGTTGTTTTGTTCCAAATATTTTTTGTAAACAAGCTGAAGCTGTATGACAGTGACCAAACATAGGATTAGAATTATTTCTTTCTATCCATTTTTTAGGAAGTAAGTCTGGTGTTAAATTATGCACTATAATTTTTGAGACCATATTCAAATTATCATTATTAAAGTCTAACATTAATGTAGTGTTTTTTTGCCTTTAGTATTACTCATGTGTTCAACAAGTTCATCAATTGTTGTTATATTATCTTCAAGGTCTAAATCATATTCACTTTCGTATGACCGACTCATTTTAAAATCTTTTGTTTTTTGGTTAAGAGCTTTGTCACTGTTTTTGGTTTCAATTTTAACCTCTTCAACCATATGTAAATAAAACTCAACTAAACTTTCTTTTGGATTTGTGTATGTAAGAATTTCTGAATTGTTTAGTGTAGCTATATTATCAGAAATAAGTTCAACTGGCAACCATGGCACCATCATCATTACCGAACCGGTCTTGGACCTTTTAAGTAAAACAACCATTGGGTTCTGAAGAATTGTATTGTTATCGTCAGATATAACATCGGCGATAACATCTTCACCTGATTGGAGACGGACAACTTTTATGTTAAGTGTTTCATCCATTTTTGAGCTCGATGTTGTAGAACTTGTATTTGAACTTTTCATCATCATATATTTTCATTCTTTCAATAAAATGTTTTAATGTGTAATTGGTAAATTTACCAATTCTAAAATCATCAGCAATATCAAATAAAGTTGCTATTTCTTTATTATCACCAACTCTCAATCCTCGGCCTATTGATTGTAAATTACGAATACGAGATTTACTTGGCGAGGCAAATATAATATTGTGTAGGTTCCTTATATTTATGCCTGTAGAAAAAGTACCATATGAAGCTACAATAATTGCATCTTTTTCTTTTTCGGTAATTGAACGAACCGATTCACGAGCTTCCGTTTCTGTTCCGCCAAAAACAAAAAACGTTTTACGTTTCTTTGCTTTATCTTTAATTATTTCATATAAATCTTTTCCATGTTTTTCAACAAATTGAAAAAGAATTAATGAATTGCCGTTTAGAGATAAAGCTAAATTTTTTATAAATTCATTTCGTGCTTTGTTTTGAACAATAAAATTTATTTCAGCATTATAGTCCCAATCTTTGGCTTGTTTACAAAGAGATTCTGCATATTTCAATACTAAACATTTAATTTGAAATTCCGCCAAATGTTTTTGTTCAATTAGTTCAGAGGTGGTTGTAGCACGATAAACAGGACCAAATAGACCTTCTAATACAAGTCGGTGTGTTTGTGTACCATCTAATGTGCCAGTTGTACCTATTCTATATTTAGCACTAATACAACCAGACATAATTGTTGTTAAAGATTTTGCTTTAAATTGGTGAGCTTCATCACCCAATACAAAATCGAATTGTTCAAAATACTCTGGTGAATTTTTATAGATAGATTGCCATGTTGTAATTGTTAAAAAGTTATTTGTATGTTTGTCTTTACCTGAGTATTGTCGATGGCAATGTTTATCTGAATCATAACCATATGATTTAAAATCAGTATACATTTGTTCAACCAGTGATGTGGTTGGTACAATCATTAACCCTTTCTTAAAGTCTATGCTTTGGAGATATGCAACCATTAAGTATAGTATTAAAGATTTACCAGACGCTGTTGGAGACAGTAGGAGAACCCTTTTATTGCGAATTCCAGTAATAAAAGATTTAATTTGATAATCACGGACCTCATAGGGAAGATTAAGAGATTCAATAAATGTTTTGGCTTCATGAACGGAAAATTCTTCAGTTGAATCGACATCTTTATCAATTTCTAATTTATAATTTCGTTCTTCACAAAACTTTTGTATATATGGGGTAAGACCATGATATATGGTAGAGTTTCTTAAATCTAAAAGCCTAATCTTTCCATCCCAAGCTCGCATTTTGTATGCTGGTGTGAACTGATAACCAGGCACAAAGAATGTGAAGTAATCGGAAAGTTCTTGAGCGAAGTGTCGTTCACACTCAACTTGTAAATAGGACTCGTTTAATTTATGAAGAATTATATCGGACATTATACGCCTTGGATAAATTTTTCCCAATCAATAAATGATTTTAACTGAAAGGTTCTACTATGAATTTCTTTTAATATAGCTTCACACACAGTAACAATTTCATCATGTAATGTTTTTGATGCTTTTTGTTTATTAATATCATCATCACTTTCTAAGTAAGTAGATAGTTCAGCCTTAAGAACATATGGAAATGGTTCCCATCCATATTTTTTTAATTCATCATCATCTAATTTACCAGTATAATATTCCCATTTCAGTCTACGAATTTTATTTAATTTAAATTCACATTCCTTAGAAAGCAATCTATGACGAGAAAGTATGTTTAAATATTTGCTATGTAATTGTGGTATCTTTGAGAGTTCTTTACCTGGTTCTGTTCTATCCAGTTCAGAATCTTTTCTCCACATTTCTAATAATTCTTCAAGTTGTTTCATAAATGTATAGTCCTCCAATTATTATATTATAATTGAATGGCAATCAAATGTCAAGCGTTTTTAATAAACTTTTTCGATATCGTAGTAAGTGTACCGAAAAGTAGCATCTGCGGTAAGCAATGTATCGGGACTATCCGATGAAGACATAATAAATGTTGATAGGGTGGTAGGAAAACATTCAAAAAACTTTATTCGAATGTATGGTTGATTTGATGAAGACAACATAGTTAATGTAGCATCTGAATATTGTGGTTTTTTTGTTTGAACTCTTGTTACTTGTTTGTTTAATTTGCCTAATGAAACATAATCTTCAAAATCTTCTGGAAAAGTCATAGCACGAATCCAATCATGTACTTCTATCCATGAAGTCATTCTTTCATCAATTAAAAAAGTTACATTTAATAGGTCATAAATGGCTTTATCTCCTGGCGCAAATATGTCCACAAAAGGAGTGGGTTGAGGTGTTTCTGACATTGAAATCCCAGGCACAGAGACAGCTTGACAAAAATATTGTATATTAGGCAACCTAGAGAAGTTGAGAATATACTTATTTGGTTGTAAAAAATTTGGATTAACCGGATTTCTATCTGTAACAGCCATTTAAAATCTCACAAAATTGTTATGGTATATTTATGCTATCTTTTTTTAGAATGATGGATAAAAAAATACCCGCCGAAGCGGGTATCTTTTCGTGAAACATAAATCTAAAAACTAATCCTACATTAAATTTGCGACTTTAAACGCTCTGTAATAGTTGTTAGATAGTGCTGTTAGACTGCCAGAACCTTGGTTAGTACCTTCTGCGAATGGGTTAGCAACAAGTCCATATCTGGTTTTGAAGCCAATTTTCGGTTGGAAAGTACCTGTATCAACTGCTCTTACCATTTGTAGTGGAACATATGGGCAGTAGAATAGACCAGCGTCATAAGCATTAGAACCTTTGTAACCAACTACAGCAAATTCTTTAGTAGCATTAACTGGAGCATATGGATCAACATACACTTTAACGCGACCAAATAATGTACCAGCAAATGTATTGCCTGTATCATCAACTGTTAAGTTAGTTTGTGATTGTAGTGCTGGGTTGTAATCTAAAAGACCTGCCATAGCAAGAGCAGAAGCAACATCGCTTGAGCAGATAACTACGTTACCTTTTCCTCTACGTGTTAATTTTGCAATCGCGTTAGCTTCTCTTTCGAGTTGGAAAGCAAGACCTTTAATTTTCTCAACCATCCAACGACCATTTGAGTCTGTGTCTAAATCAAATGTACCTAAAGCAGTAGTGCCTGTTGCACATCCTGTTTTAGCAACAGAGTAAATAGTTCTTACAACTTCACGGTTAATTTCAGCAAGAATTTCAGATGAAAGAATATTTGCTAATTCTGTTTCAGCGTCAAGACCATGAACTGCTTTAAGGTCTTGTGCTAATTCAATAGAATATTCAGCTTTAAGAGCACGTGTTTTAGCAGTAACAGTCACTTTCTCAATTGAGAATGCCATTTCTGCAAATGTGTCATTAGCGATACCAGCTTCAGCCTGAGCTGTAGTCATAGCAGCAACAGCAGCCGCATTGCCTACGAATGTGTTAGCAGCAGCTGCACCAACTGTGATACCTGTTTGAGCAGTACCTACACCAGCAAAGCCTGTATTAGCTTCGTTGTAGAATGCTTCAGGACCTGATTGGCCTTCGTATAATGAACGCATTGCAAAGATAAGGCCTGTAGGACCTGTCATTGGTTGAACACCAGCAACATCATATGCAATTAAGTTTGGTAATGAACGGCGAACTAAAGAGATTAGAATCGGATCAAAACCAGCAACTGGACCAGTAGCAGTAGCACCGCCACCAAAACCACCTGTACCAGCAGAGTTTGCTGGAGATGCTTCAGTAATCATGTTACTTTTTGTCATCTCTGTAGCTTGATTTTCAAGAATAACAGCCGTAACCGCTTTCTTGTAAGGGTCAGTAATAGGTGCTAAATCTGGATGTTCTAGCACACCTGCCCATTTTGTTTGTAAACCTTCGGACAAATACATTTTATTCTCCTAAATTATTTCTTTGTTTTACTAATAGCTTGAGAAACAGCAGCTACGAAAGGATCAGAAATTTTCTTTTCTTCGGCTGTTTCAGCTTCTACATTCTCGTGTAATTGGTCAGCATCAGCTTTTTTAACACCTGATGGGAAGTAATTTTCACGGATAGTTTCAAGTTTTGCTTTGTATTCGTCCTCTGTGGAGAATTCAACACTTTCTGCAAGTGATTTAATTTTTTCAACTTGAGTATCAGTTAAACCTTCTGTCATTTCACGAGTAATTTCATTTTTGCGTGACTCAATAAGTTCTTTTTTATATTCAACACCACGCTCAATTTCTTCGTTAAGTTTGCTTTCAAGTTCTTCAACTTTATTAGCTAACTCGTCAACCAAATCAACTTTTTCAGCAGGAACATCAATATAATGTTCTGTGAATAGATTACGCATACCTGCGATAAATTCTTCTGTTAATTCAGAACGTAAACCAGATTCAATAGCAATTTCGTTGTCAGCCATCCATTGTTCTACAACATATGAAAGGTAGTCATCTACTTTTTCTGTTAAATCTTGTTTAATTGTTTCAACAGCTTCTTGTAACTGATTAGCATAATCAGCTTCAATTTCTTCTGTTATTTGTGTAACACGGTCATGGACACGAGCTTCAAAAACTGTAGAAGCTTTAGTCTTGAATTCTTCTGAAATAGTTTCATCATCAGCAAACATTGCGTCAACATCTTCTTTCATTTTTTTCTTCCAAGATTCTTCTACTTTTTCTTCTTCTTCGGTATCATCTTCATCATCGTCTTTAGACTTAGCTTTATGTTTAGCTTCCTCTAAATCTTCTTCTTCAATGATATCTTCTTCCACTTCAACCTCTTTGTCTTCCATTTTAGCGGAAGCAGCAGATGGTTTAGCTTTGATTGTTGCTTTATTCTTTTCTGAATTATCAGGTGTTTGAAGATTCAATTTATTTGAATCGTCAAGAGGTTTAGAGTCGGTATTTTTAGGACCGCCTAAATCTTGCACCTCGCCTGGTAACTTTTGTGGAGGCATTGCTGGAGCCTGAGCCTTACTATGTGCAAGGATATCAGCAGCAGCTTCCATAAGTTTATTTGTTGCCATTAGGATTCTCCTTATGATTTATCTTATATTTATAATTTTAAAGTTTTCGTAAATAGTTTTCAAATAATTTCAAAGCAACTGCTTCGATTTCTCTGGCTGATGCTTTTCTGATTGCTTTTTTGGCACGGTCAAAATCCGCTTCAA